TCTGGCAAGACCGGCTAGGTGCAGGGGATCTTATTACAGGTGGGGTTGCGCTGGTAAGCCTCATTCTGACAAGCTACATTTTCGGGAGTGCGTGGGAAGACCGCGCCAAAACTACGGAGGAGAACACGGATGGATAAATTGAAACGGTTTCACGACTACGCTACGGAGCGCGCTATCAAGACGGTCGCGCAGGTTGCGATCGCAACTATTGGTGTGGGTGCTGTAGGTATTATGGATGTGCAGTGGGGGAACGTCGCTTCGGTGGCTGCACTCGCGGGGGTTATGTCGCTGCTCACTTCGGTGTTGCAGTATGACCGGCCTGCCAAGTGACGGCGGATATTGACTTGATGGAAAATGTTGGTGGGATTCTTTGCCCTATCGACCCCGCTGATGCGTTAGACTGCGAGTCATGTCAGTGATGGTTTCCTGCTAGAGTTGTGTTGCTTGATGCTGTAAGGTATTGCGCCCGCCAGGTTTGGTTTCCCCCTTTCCCCCTGGCGGGCGCTTCTTGCTTTAACTATTTGTTTTTTACCCATTTGTATATAGTCATTTTGGTGAGCCCTGTTAGTTGGGCGATTCTGTAGCCTGAGTATCCTTGTTCGTGTAGGGCGATGCAGGCTCGCTGTAGGTGGATGTTTGCTTTATCGTATTCTCGTTGTGCGGTGTTGCGGTCTTGTACTGCCCAAGCTAACTTCTGTTCTTGATCTGTCATGGTGCCTTCCTTTGTTTAGTGTTTACTCGCCAGCAAAAAACTTTGGGTGGTTGGCCGCTAGTGCTTCGAGTGCTTCGGCATGGGTATTAGTTTCCCCTATGTCTGCTGACCAGATCGCACTGCTTGCGAAGTCGCTGGCTAGTCGAGCAAGGCCCAGGAGCATCAGATTATGTATGTTTATCTGTCCGTATTCATTGTTGTCGGGCAGATATTCCTCGGGCTCGGGGCACCCTGCTTCTTCCCATGCTTCGCCTATGCCGCGGTAATAAACGGGCAGCCAGCTATCGGCTATTTCTGAGGCAGTGTCCCTGGGATAAATTGCTTCGGGATCGTAGCTGAGTGCTTCCACTAGGCTGCAAATTAGGTCTTTCTCTTGTGCGTAGCTCAGTTGTTCTGACATTAGTTTCCCTTTCGTTGGATCTGCTTGTTAAGGATGACGAAGTCTTGGCCCCAGGTGACATGCACGTCGTATGCATCTTCCAGGGTGTCTAGCTCGTCCTGTGTGAGGTGTTCAATGTTCATGGTTTCCCTTTCCTAGTTTCCTGCTAGAGCTGACCATACGGACAACTTAAGTTCCCGGTACAGGCCAAGCATTTTCGCTTCGGCTTCGATACCGAGTATCTCGGACTCTGCTTGCTTGGAGTCTTTGATGCTTCCGGCAATGGATAGCATCCTGGCACCGAGGTACTGGCTTGTCATTTGTTCTATCATCTTGGTTCCCCTTTCGTGTTATCTCTAGGATAGCTTATATCCTAGCGCTCCGCTACCGACTGCCCGAAAACATTTTAGGAAATAGTTTCTAATCTTGGAAAATCTAGGGTAGGCTTTTCTCGGATAGTGAATATCCGCAAACTAAAGGGGGAAACACATGGGCGTATATAGCGACCTAGAAATAGCACTGCAGGAAGAAGAAGCTGACCGGGTGCTACGACGTCGGGATCTGCGTAACAAGAAGCGGGAAACCTACAGGAAGCCGAAGCATCCTAGCGCCGCCGGTGACATGTTTATTATTCTCACCACCGTAACCTTCGCGCTGGCGCTCGGGTTCGTTCTTGGGTTCGGGTTACAACTGTGAGGGCGTGGCTCTTCATTGGGGTGGGTGGCGTTATGGCGCTGGCCCCTATGTTCCTAAACCCGCAGGCAGGCATCAACGGGATGACACTACTCGGTGTGATCTTCATGTTTATAGGTTGGCGCGATGCGTCGAAAGGGAGGGCACAAAATAATGTCTAAAGCGAGAAGTACTGACCCGCAAACAAGTCATGATGCGGCTGATTCTGTAAAGGATGTGACCGCTACACAAGCGTTTATTGTTCGGGTGTTGTCTAGGCGGGCAAGGACTGACACACAACTTATTGAGGCGTACCGTAACTATGTGAAGGCACCGAAGGCTAGTGACTCTGGTATCAGGTCGAGGCGTTCGGAGCTGGTCGCGCTGGGTTTGGTCGCTGATACTGGGAAACGGGTTGTGTTGCCTTCCGGTCGGAGCGCGATTGTGTGGGGGTCGATCCTATGAGTTCGTGGCGGGGCGAGGCCGTCGATCCTAATGCTGAGCAGAGGGACATCGAAATATGTTTAGAGGCGGCGGTGCTGTGGATGCGCGAACGTAGAGATATTCCGCAGACACATAGCATTGCTGAGTGGAGGCTGTTTGAGGCCGCGATGGACATTATGGATACAACTTACGACGAGGGGGTGGTGTAGTGGGCGCTCAAGATAGTGTTGTCGATCGTAATGCTGATGAAGGCGAAGTTGATAGGTGCCTCAAGGCTGCGGTGATGTGGATGAGGGCGCGCCAGTTAGTCCCTGTGCATAATGCGTTGGAGTGGGAGCTACACGAAGCGGCAAACAACATTATGTCTACAACTTACGATGACGACGAGGGGGAGTAATGAGAAAAGGAATAACGGAGTCGGGTATGCCGATGCTGTCGCATGAGTTTGTTTTCACGGTCTTCTATGATCAGGGTGCCTGGTGGGTGGAGTCTACGCGGGAGGGTGTCGAGTTTCGGGAGCCTATCGCCTGCTATGACACCGCCGATTTAGGTTACGAGATTGGTTGCATGTTGGATAAGGCCGGGTGGGAGCAGTGATTGGGGTGGATCGTTTTGTTGCGAACAAGGCTATTGACTTCGACGGCTGGATTGAGGCCCGACTGTACGGGGTGACGGCGACACAGGTTGCGAAGGCTGCAACACCTGCCGGGTTCCGGGAAGCGCTCGCTGGGCTGCTCGACCCTACACCGATTGAGGACAACGACTATATGCGGTTCGGTCGGGAGCAGGAAGGCCCGATCGGGTTGTGGGTTAAAGACCAGTTCGGGGTTATGCCTAACGAATGGTTGATATCTCACGGAACTGAGGCTCACCATCTGGCTACGCCGGACGGTATCTCCCTCAGCCATGACGTTATTAGCGAGGTAAAGACGACCGGGAAGGATTGGGATCCGATGAAGATACCGATTCAGTATCGGCGGCAAGTGCAATGGCAGATGCATGTTACCGGCACGAGCGTGTGTGTGTTTGCCTGGATGTTACGCCTCGACCTTGGGGGTATATATCAGTCGGGCTGGTTCGAACCTAAGTGGGTCGAGATTGTTCGGGACGATGACATGATTGCGGAACTGTCGGTGGTCGCCGATAACCTTTGGGGAGAAGTCAATGCTCACCGTTAGGCAGAAAACGATACAAGGGTTTATTGTGAGGTTTCAAAGGGTGAACGGGTTTGCGCCCACAATCCAAGAAATTATGGTCGATAGCGGGCTCGCTTCACTGTCGTCGGTTGTCTACCAGTTGGATCAGCTACAAGAAAAGGGTTATATTACGCGAGCAGCAGCATCGGCGCGGTCAATCCGCGTCTTACTTACAGTCAATGGAAAGGGAGTACATCATGGGAACAGCTAGAGAAGTTATCACCGAGGTTATGGGTGCGGTCAGATCTGTCGGGAAGGATGGGGTGAACGCTCATCAAAACTTTAAGTTTCGTGGGATAGATGCGGTCGTGAACGCTATCGGCCCGGCGCTAAGAACAGCGGGCGGCTTTATTGTCCCGAATGTTATCGACGCCCGGCATGAGGTGGCACAGTCTGCGAAGGGTGGCACCCTAAACACGGTGCGCTTGCAGGTGGAGTTCAGCGTGTACGGGCAGGAAGGCGACCCAGTTACCGGCACTGTGTCTGCGGAAGCGTTTGACTCGGGCGACAAGGCTACTGCTAAGTGCATGAGTGTCGCGTACAGGACGTTTATGTTGCAACTGTTTTGTCTGCCTACCGATGAGCCTGACCCTGATGCGGATAGTTACAAGTTGGGTACGCCTGAGGTTGCGCCGGTCGCTCCAGAGACGTTCCTGGTTAGTGTCGATGCGAGTGTGTCGATTGAGGAACTGAACGCTTTATGGCAGGATGCTCTAAAGGGCGGGTTCTCTGCCACCGTGAAGGATTTATTTAGCAAGCGGAAGAAGGCGCTCACTGATGAAACGAAATGATGAAGGCGTGTTAGCTATGGCGGTCGAGGTGTTCCAGCGTGTGTCTGTTATTACTAAGCCGATAGAGTTCCGCAAAAAGTATGACAGCGCGGATGAGGGCGACCCTTACGGTGAGGTGATCAGGTGGACTTATCTCACTGGGGGAAAGCTGTTCAGTGAGTAACCTAACACCGCAACAGGTCATCGAAACGCTAACCAAAATATCGAAGGATATCGACGAGGCAACCGATGAGATCGCTTTGCTTGACGAGGCTGCGGTGCGGGCGAGGGTGGCACATAAGGTTGCCTACGCTCGCGCCTTCCTCAGTGTTGAGGGGGCAATGGATGTGCGACGGTATACGGCTGATTCTGTGACGGTCGATTCTTTGTTGGGTACTGAGCTTGCGGATCAGGCGTTGCGGGCGTCTGTGTCTGCGATTAGGGCGTTGCGCGACCGGCTGGAGGTTGGGCGCTCCCTTGGGCCGCTGGTGCGCCTTGAATGGGGGCAGTCGTGACTAACATTGTGGTGGGTGATGCGCGGGTTATGTTTGGGGATTGTCGTGATGTGCTAAAGACTCTGGCGGATTGCTCGGTTGATAGCGTTGTTACTGATCCACCATATGAGCTTGGCTTTATGGGGAAGAAGTGGGATTCTACGGGGATTGCTTACGATGTGACGGTGTGGGAGGAGTGTTTGCGGGTGTTGAAGCCTGGCGGGCATGTCCTGGCGTTTGGTGGGTCACGGACTTTTCATCGTATGGCGGTGGCTATTGAGGATGCAGGGTTTGAGATTCGGGACAGTATTGCTTGGATGTTCGGATCAGGATTCCCGAAATCTTTGGATGTGTCTAAGGCGATTGACAAGGCGGCGGGCGCTGAGCGTGAGGTTGTGGGGCTGAAGCCTTATAGTTCCGCAAAGATGCAAGCCGGGGATTCTCACGTCGGTAATTATGGTGCGGAAAGAATTATTGGTGAAATTTCCATGGCGCACACACCTCAAGCACAACAGTGGGAGGGGTGGGGGACAGCTTTGAAGCCTGCGTTTGAGCCGATTGTGGTGGGGCGGAAACCGTTTGCTAAGGGTTCCACGGTGGCGGCGAATGTTTTGTTGCATGGTGTGGGTGGGTTGAACATCGACGCAAGCAGGATAGGGACAGAAATAATTACATCCCATGGCGCTCAAACTGATGGCGGGGGGGAGGAAAGCGTCAAAGGTTCTGTGTTTGGGAATGGCACGCGGGACTATGTGACACCTGCTAGACAGGGTCGTTGGCCTGCGAATGTGATTCTTGACGAGTATAGTGCGGGGCTACTCGACGAACAGAGTGGGCCGATAAAAGGCGGGACTTGGAACACGACTGCTGGCGCTCGACCTTTTGATAACAATGGAAAACCCAC